GGCAAGATGTTAAGTGTATCATTGTTCCTACTCTTACTGATAGATGTAGTATAACAAAGTATGCTACAATAACAAGTGATGAACCTAATATCCTACCTGTAGTTAGTACTTTAAGCATGATTATCTCATGTAGAGATAACCGCCTGCCCAATCGCAGTTAGCATACATATACTCACGTTGATTGATAATTCTCATATCATATCTAACGTGTTTAGCAGGTGCTTTCCATGAAGCAGGTTTGTAAACTTCTCCTGTCTTTTTATCAACAAAAGCGTGTACGCCTGCACTCTCATATTTGCCATTTCTAAAATCATTCTGTATGATTTTGTGGTACTTCTTACCTGATGAGATAGTAAACTTGATGCACTCCTCATCATTCTCTATCTTGTTTATTCTCTCTTGTAGATACTGGTCAGTAGCACCAGACATTGCCTGATTATCCATAGCAGAGCGTAATGAATAATTCCTGTACTGTGCCTCTAGGCATCTACATAATTCTTCTGTCCATCTGAGAACAGTAACTTTCTGTTTTGATTCAATTAATGATGCCATGATTTATAATGTTTGTTGTAAAAAAAGAAAGGAAAGGTAACAAACATAAAACCTTTCCCTTCAATAAGGAGGAGCGAGTCAAGAGGTGCTTCACTCAACTTAGACCTAAGTTCGACTTAAATGCGACTTAACGCAACCTTGAAGGTGTGAGTACTAACTCAACTCCTCATATACTTATAATACTGTGTAGTCGGTATCAATGCAATCAGTAGTGTGCCACTTCTTTGACTGTCCACTTCTGGACTTCCAAAAAAGATAACCCAAACCAAAACCTAGACCAACCTTAGATACAGTGCTCACACTATCGCCCATCTGATTCAGGGCAGGCCTCATTCCTTGATTGTGCATTGAGTACGGTTTCTTGCCTAGTCTATCCATAGTATTATAATTGGGTGCGAGAAACAAAATACCGTAGCATTTGTTTCCCTGTACTTATTATGGCACTATATTATTTGTTTGTCAAGTATTAGTCTCCCTTAAAATCAAATGCCTTTTTTCTCTCTTCCTGACTCAAGTTCACACATCGCCAACCATAATCCCCATTTGTAATTATTGTGGGCATTATATTCATTGATAATGTTATTCTACCCTCTCCATCATTATGTTTGTATCCATGTATGATCTGTGCAGGGAATATTATCAACTCTCCTTCCTTGACCACTATCTGTTCATCTTGATTGTGTTCAGTATATTTTTTCCTGAGTACCTGTAGAGAAGGCATCATAGGAAAATATAAACTCTCATCTTTTGAAAAGTGTGTGTTCACATGATCTTTACTATCATCAAAGTTCACATAATATATTGCTGAGTATAAACAATTAGCGTGTTGGTGTGGGTGCTGATAACCGCCCTTACCTGATATATTAATCCAACTGTCTGTTACTTGCACTGCCTCCTGTATATAATGTCCTTGAATCTCTTTACCATAGTGTTCTGCTTGTTGTTCACACCAGTTTCTAAACCTACCAAATCTGGCATCGTTCTGTAATATAGAATAATGACCAACGTGTTTTAATTCTTTTGAGTTAGTATTATATGATAACTGATTTAACTTCTGTTCTTCTATCTCTGTCAATATGTTTTCCTTTACCTTGTCATGAAATGGGCAAGGTATGATAGCAACAGGTGTTGGCAATATGTTTACTACTTCCATATTATAATAGAGGATAATCCCATAGTTTACCTGACCTAAACGTAGTCATGGCAGTGTGTCTCTCATCTTTTGTTAGTGGTTCAATTCTAACATCATTGATATATCTAGGCATCAAATTACTTGATACTGTTATTCTATTGTTTGCATAGTTAGTTGTATATCCATGGCAAGTATTAGCAGGCCACAACAACAATGAACCTTCCACTCCTACAACTTCATTAATATAATTATACTTTGTTTCCTTTTGGTTTGTCAACATATATGCAAAGTAATCAGGAAAATTCATACTGTTGTTAGGTCGATAAAAATATGTTGGCGAGTGTGATTCATCATCAAAGTTGACATAATATAAAGCACACACCACGGCATTTATATGAAAATGAGGCGATTGTTTGCCTCCAGAATCACACACATTTAACCAACTGTCTGTCAATAAGAAATCTGATGTATCATAACCTAATATGTCCTGTGCATATATCTCTGCCTGTTTCTGTATCCACTCTCTAAAATGTTTATACTTATCACTTGATAGAGGTGAATAGTAATCAAAATGTTCTAGTCCTTTGGCGTGTGCATCTATCTTTTGAAATTGGTAGGTATCACCATGACCCTTGATCTCATCAATAAGTAATGACTTTACTGTCTCATGTTCTGGGTACATCACTGCTCCCAACTTCAATGGCAATACGTCAACTGTCCTCATTAAACCAGTGCCCCTCGCCCCATATTTGTTTTATAAAATCATCAGGCAACAAATCTTTTGGTGCAGGCGATGTATTAAAACTCACTGTAATTCTATCTTCATCTGTATTGTTGACTCTACTTCCATGTTCTAACCATGAAGGAAATAAGTATAGATGATCTTCTTTAATTGGTATGTCCATTTCATATACACCATAACGAGTAGGTTGTATGTTATGAATACACATCATATATGGTTGTAGTGGCGATACCACAAAAAACTTACCAAAGTCTCCCTCTGGTAGTTGGCAATAAAAAGCACCACTTACAACACTAGACTCATGGCGATGTCTCGCTGTGTATCCGCCTTTAGGTAGTTTATTGTACCACGCACCACTAATAATTGAAGGATAATTTCCTATCTTACTGTTATAGTCATCAAGACACTGATGAAAAACATTGAGAAAGTCAACACTACCCTCATCTTGCAAGGGGTCCCAACCGCCATGACTACTCACACCATTCACTGCTAAAGAATGTACTGATGTTTCTCCTTTCTCTTTTATATGATTCTTGAAAAACTCTAATCCAGGCGCTGTCCTAAGATCATACTCTTCTAATAATGTCGGAAATAAATCCATATCAATTCCACTTACAATAGTCTATGTTGAGAACAACTCTCAAATCTGTATCAGTACATGACGTGCCTGCATGAAGTAAATCTCCTGAGAATATCACTGCCCTATTCTCTTGTGATTGTACCTTTTGTCCGTCCTCAAAATATGTATATCCATTGTTATCATTGAAATATAACACACATATATGATAGTTTGGTATGTCAGTAAACTTACCTTTATCATCTTGGGGACCTGATACATCAACGTGTAATGGTTTCTCTTCTATATTTGTTGTTCGAGGTGTGGCATTAAACTTAACCCTATGTAAAGCAAATGGATTAAGTGATGCAAATACTGGTTTAATTATACCATAAACATCTGATATTGGTTCAGAGTCTATGTAACAGGCATGAGAAAATTGTGGGCAACCATCGCCCTCCATGACAGAGGTGGCAGAATAATACCAAGGCATACGCCCACCAAAGATATAATCCTTGATGGGCGTAAAAACCTCTGTAGGTAAGAAGTTATCGTAAACTTCTATCATACTTGTATGAATCCATAGGTACGAATCTGATTGTTCTCTCAACTGGTATGCCATCTACCTCGGGCATATTCATATGTTCAAAGAAATCAGTAAATCTGTTATACATTTTTGCACCCTCTGTTCTGTTCCATGATTTTTCTGCCTCATCACTTGGGTGGTGTATAACGATAACAATATGTGGTTTAGCAGGGTTCAAATTGATATGAGTAATAAACTCGGTATCAAGTTTGTTTGTGTGACCTGATGAAGCAGAATATACTAATGTATCAGTGTTTCTTTGATCATCACACTTAGCACTCAAGATTGCCTTATTAGATTTTAGTTCCCAGTTAATGCGAACCTTACCCTCAAGACGATTCTTTTCAGTAATATACTGAGACTTCGCCATTTTCTTGATACTGTTCTGTTCATTCTTAGTTCTAACCAATAGACCCTCAAGAATTGCAAGACATCTTGATGAATCAAAGTCAAACTTTGCGTCTGCAAGTTTGTTCTTAACTAGAGTCTTTACAATATCTTTCTTACTGTTTGATGTTTTGTGTTTCTCATCTTCCTTGTTAGCAAGTTTAGATAAGTAATCAATCTCAAGATCAGATAGAGTCTTACCAATATCATCAGGTAATATTGCAACTGGTATGTCAATTACCTTAGCACACTCTGATGCAGCAGTGAGAGTATGGTTTCCGTTGTTTAACTCTCCAAGTATGATGAATATAGGATCGCAGTTGTCTGTGTTACCGCCATTTGCTTCAATCAATCCTTTAATCTTACGAACTGACTTATGATCTAGTTCATCTGCTCTACCTTGAAATCTTGGTACATCTACCCAATCATCAATAGGTTTCTTACCTACATTGAACTCTCCCCTTCTTCTTCTAGTATCAATGTCAACACACTTTTGTATGTCTAATGACTTGTGTGAGAATGAAGGCGAACCATTACTCTGATTGTAATAGTTTGGGTTGTTTCTTGCATCTACCTCAGAGAGGATTGCGTGTTCAGCGTCTTGCATTTGTTTGTATGTTCCGTATTGTAGTATTTTAAATATTAAAACAGGTTCTGACCCTGCCATTATCTTTCTAAACTCAGGATTCTTTGAACTCTCAAGATAAGTGTCCTCAGGCAATCCCAAGTGAATACCAACATACTTCATCAAAGTCTCGATGTGTGTGTACTCATAGAGATACGCTACACCGCTTCCTTTGAGTGGTATGTATTCTTTAATGGAAGGTGGAAATTGTTTCATACACCCATTCTATCATAGGGTGTGAACCATGTCAACCCTAATCCACAAACAAGTTACCACATTTCGGGCAACAGTGGACTTTCTTCTCATATTCCCCATACATTTGTTTGTAAAGTCTAGGATTAGATTTCTTGATTAGTAACTCATCAAGTTTCTGTACTTGTTTTCTCATTTTCTAGAATTTGGAGCATTTCTAAAGCGCCTTGTACCTTTAAAAACTCCTCTTTTTTAAGTTCAAAGGTTTTACTCAATTCTTGTATCTCTGCCTGTAGGTCACTTGCTCTCTTAGTCAGATCTTCTTTATGACTCATAATTTTGATGCACTTACACTTTATATATTATACCATAATAAATAGATTTGGCAAGGTATCACTACTTATATGGATATTGAACAGAGCAAAAGGGATTACGAGATACTGAATAATCCAGAGTTACAAAGACATGAGAATAATCCATCTGAGGTGCAAGACATCTGTAGGCATGATATGGTCTATAAAAGTCTCGCAACTGTTGGAGACTTCACTTGTCGTATCTGGTACTATAATAGTGACTATGATGCCTTAAATTCTACTGAGGGAACTAAGAGAATACATATCGTACCTAGTGAATCAGATTTCTTAGAGGACTATAATAAGTGGTTGAATATTGCTAATGCAACTTGGAGCGAAGGTGTCATATTTGTAAACCCAATCATTAGATTGAATGGCACTACCTTTCCAAACAATAAAGACTTAAAAGACTGTGTAAAGTATATCTCTGGCGTAGCAAACCACTACGGGGCATCAAAAGACAAAATTGTATCTATCGACCCACTAGACGGCGACAAGATATATGAAATGAGTTATGACGTAACTTCTGCAAAGACATACTCTGACGTATCAAATAATGTTTATTCAGATTTTACATCAAATGTCACAGCAGGCAGTGTGAGTTTGGACTATACTACGTCATTTGCTAATGGTTCTATCGGTTTAGATGCCATTAGAACACTCTTTAGTGGTAATAATAACATTGGTTCATACTACAGGGGTGGAGGGGTAGCAGATATAAACCAAAATAATAATGTTCCTACCAGTGGTCAAATATCTTTTAGTAATCTTAGAAACGTAGTAAGTGCGGTCACTGCTGAAGTAAATGGAAACTGGACTCATTTACAGGCAAGATATGAAATATATGGTAATAACATCTATCAGTCTAACTTGAAAAAGACTATGAACATCAATGGCAACGTGGGTGCTGCTGACAATGCTGACCCTGCCATTAGATTTAACAGTGGTGGTAATGGTATCCTTGAATTAAATGTCGTTAATACAAGTAGTTCCCCAGTAGTCAGAGGTTACTCTGGTAATAGTGGTAGCGCAAATGCTGGTACTGGAGGAGGTGGAGGAATTGCTTTAGTTGCCTCATCAAATGTAAGAGTTCCTACAAGTCACTACAACAACCGCATCAAAGGTGGCGGCGGAGGTGGCGGCGGAGGCGGTCAAGGAGGTAAAGGTGGCGGTGGTGGCCACGGCGGAGGTAGAAGGTGTAAAGGTTGGTTCTGTGGTGGTAGTTATCGTGTCTGTTCTAACAATGGTGGCGCAGGCGGTAATGGTGGCGCAGGCGGAACAGGTGGTAGAGGTGCTGGATATTATTGGAACTCTGCTACTGCTCAGTGGATAGCTGCTTCTACAGGTGGCGGAAATGGTTCAGGCGGAGCAGGCGGTTCTTCTAGGTCAGGTGGTACTGGTGGTACTGGAGGCAAAGGAGGAAATGGAGGCAGTTTTGAATCTAATGGTTCAAATGGAGATACAGGAAATACTGGTAATCAAGGTGGTTCAGACCAAGAAGGGTGCGGATACCATAGTAGTGGTAGATCAGGAAAAGCAGGCAGTGGTGGAGGACCCCCAGGCGGCGGTGCTAGTAAGGCTACTGGTAATGTAACAACTACCTAGTTAAATCCATATATTAATTCACGTTTAAGACCATCTTGGTTGGCAGTCGCTAGTTGACCACCTACGACTCCCTTTGGTAACTCTTCCCATGTAGATAGTTCGGAAAGCCACTCAGAGGGAAACCAATCAAGAGACTTTGTTACCTCTATGATAGAGGATACTGATGTAAAGTGAGATTCTCTTCTCTCACTATATGTTCCAAAATTATCATTAGGAGTAGTTCCGTTTGGAGCATCTTTCATAAACTGAGTAGATAAAAAGAATCCAATCTCTTTGACAAATCCATCAGCGTTGGATTCTAGTTCCATTTCTATAAGATTGTTGGTCTGGTCAGTAGTTATTGTATCAATGCAATCTGTCAATCCTTTTATGTTCTGATATAATTTTGTATTCGATCTAGTCCCAACATATTTTAAAACATCTTCCGATAAGTATGAATCAGTCTTTAATAATCCTATCTTGATTGTCTTATCTATTCTACTGATCTTAGCGACAGATACCTCATAGTTACCAAATTCCTCAGGCACCAATAAATCCAGTAATCCTTTTAGCATTGATGTATCAGGATTACCTGTGACTTCTGATGTGAGTTGGCATATAGCATCAACTGTAGCATCTATCAAAGGCACAC